TTCTCAGCTTCCTCAACTTTGGAATTGCTTTCTTGTTTAGCCATGATTATTTGTTCTTAATGGTTATTAGCTGGATACAGCGTGTTCGTAGCGGTAAAGGAAGTTTTCGTTCAATCGCTTTGCGACGAATGTTCCTTTCCAGCCTTGAGTCTGCCGTTGATTCAACGGGTCAGTAGAACCGCCTGAACCAAGAGGCTTGAAGATGCTTTCCAGAGTGTTACCGGAGATGCGCGTAATGCCATAAGCATTAGCGGCCAAGATAACGTCGGCATGAACGTCAACGCCTCCATTGCCTGCGCCGGTAAAGACTTTGGCATTGGTGGTCATGACGAATCTGAATTCATCGAGAGAACCAACCTCGCCTTCCATCGGCGTTATGTTAGAGGGGTACTTTCGAGTTGGAATGAAATCGGATAGACCTTTTAGGTCGTAATAGGTGTTCGGCGAAATGATGACGATATAAGCGGCATCAATCGGAGAAGTTCCTACTTGGTCGGTTCCAGTAACAATGCGAGTCAGTTTCTTGGCATTGTTGAGGGCCAGTGAGCGGGCAATCTTGCGATAGTCAGCGACAGCAACGTTAGCTGCAACTGAGCCTCGTCCGCCTACGCCGTTAGCGTAGAAGACAGAGGTTCCAGCGGCCAAAACGTCGCGGGTCAACTGGTCAAAGGTGTCGGCTGCTTGGTCGCCCAAAATCTGAACGGTTTCGGTCAGAATCGGGTCTTGAGTTTCCATCGCCAGTTTGTCGGTGATGGTTACAAAATCACCATACTGCAAAGCAGCGGCAGTAATGTTGGTGACTGATAACTGGCTACCTGAAGGAGTAACACCTTCCGTCAAAGCGGTGGTGGCTGCGGTCAGGTTGCCGTATCTGCGAAAGCGAGCGGTATTCGTACCGGCATTTTGTTGAACGTCGCGGATTTGCGCCCACTTGGTAAAGTGGAACATCGCAACAACGCGGTCAAGTAAAGTGCGCTGGTATATAGCATCGACTTCAGCAGAAATGGTAGTTCTAGTAGTTGTGTTGTCTGCCATTTAATTGAGCTAGGCTCGTCCTGCAATCACACGTTGGTTATGCTCCTCAAGTTCTTGAGGGGTCATATCAGCAACGGATTTGCCGGATTTGCCAGAGCGGTTAGTGTTAGAAGTTCCGCTGGCAGATGATTCCTTTGCGTCTTTCTCCGCTTTCTTGTAGTCCTCTACTGCTTGCTGTCTGGCTTGGGATAGATGTTGGTCCATCTCCTTGCCGCGAAGCATATTGAGTAGGTCAACGGCGGCGACATCCTTGTACTGAGACAGATTCCATAAAGAACGGATTTGTCCTTCGTACTTGGAGCGGTCGGCTGCGTTGTTGCCGGAAAACAGTTCGCTTAACTCGGCGTCATCGGCGGCTTTTGATGAAGCCGTAACGACAGGGTTAAGAGCTTTCTGAACTTCTTGGGCCACAAGCGCGGCGACATCGAGTTTGTCATCTGCGCGGGTTTCCTCCTCCCAATCGTCTTGCTTATCAGATTGACCCAACTGCTTTTTGAGGGTTTTGTTTTCCTCGACAAGCTGCTGAATCCTGAAAGCCGCACTGCGACGGGATAGAGGTTTTGACTCTTTGCTGTCCTGAGTCTTGGACTGGTCCTTATCGCTGGACCCTGCGTCTGAGGATTCCGACTGCTCGGATTTACCCTCCTGCTTATCTGACGAATCAGATTGCGTTTCGGTGGTTTGTGAGGTTTGCTCCCCGGTTTGATTGTCGGATGCAGAGTCCGCAGTAGGGTTCTCTACTGTTGCTGCCGATTCTTCGGCAGCCTGCGCGTTGGCTTCATCAGCCATGCAACTCCTTTATTGAGCGTCAACGAGAAGGCGGTTGGTATTCCCTCTCGGACGATTAATTAATAGATTTCGTCGTCTTCTTCTTCGGGGTCGTCTTGATTTTCGGCAAGGATGGTTCGAGGTAGGTCTTTGAAAATGGCTAAATCATCAATGCGGTCCTGGGCGGCGCTGGCTTCTTCTGGATAGTTGAAGTCGCGGCTTCGAAGTTTCGCTCGCAGCTCGTCGGTTAGATATTCAATGTTCGCTTCTAATGCCCTAACAATGAACTTTCCAGCCGGGATGTTTGACTAATTCAGGTGAATCTTTTCGTGCGTCGGCTTTGTCTTTGTCGTTTTTGAAAATGTCGTACTTCAAGGGGCAGTTCTTAATTCTGCTACTTGGCCCATTGGTGTTGCTGGTGCGGATGTTTGTCCTGGCAGTTGAGGTTGGCCGGTAGGCTGTGGAGGCGCGAATAGTTCTGGATTATTTCGTTGAATCATCATGGCCCGCTTGTGAGCCTCAATGTGAGCGAACTTCGCTTTTGTATCAGCGGCCTTGCCATGAATTTCTAAATGGGTGGCGTGGTTGTCGGTTGGTTCTACTTCAACCTTCATCGGCATTCCTTCAACGACACCTTGTAACTTATTTTCGTTAAGTAATTCGTTTTCAGCTTCGGCGCGCAACTCATCAATGGTTTGAGGCAGAAGCATATCCACTTCGGCCTTGCTGAACATAAGCCGTCCCATTTTCTTGGCGAACGAACGGATACTTGCACCTGGCGTTTGAAGTAGTACCTGACCAAAAGCCATAAGGTTGTTTCGCTGCTCCCGTTTCTTTGCCAAACTTACTACTCTAGACTCAATCTTTACATCGGGGTCCTTCTTGAACTTGAACGTATCGGCGCTAATCGGAAGTGGTTTGGGACCAAACACACCAATCAGGCGGATAGTTTTCTTGTCGATTCCCTTTTTGAAGTTCCTCTTGTACTGGTCCAGCCAAATGTAAGCGGCATTGGCTTCGGCGAGGGCGAACAAAGTAGCAGTTAAAGAATAGCGAGTATCAACACCGGCTGATGCCTCTGCGATTTCGGTAGCAGTGCGTTTCTCAGCGAACAAAAGTCCCTGCTGTATCTCTGGTGTTGCGAGAGCCTTCTGAGCATTTGTTTCAAGCTCCTGCATGATGCCTTGAACAAACTGGTGAATTGAAGGCTTGGTAAGAGGAATGATTGCATTTGCATCAAGGTTTTGACCTTCAATCATTTTTCCTGCTTTCCAGTCGCGAAGCTGCTGCTTGTTCTTTATCTTGTTCTTATCAAACAGCCACATTGGAAGCACGTCCAGTTTGGCAGCATCTAATCCATAGTTTTGCAAAAGTGCTCTGGCTCGCTGTTTGTCCTCGGTGAAGTCGGGACAGCCTGGAGTTAGTAACGTATGAGGGTCGGGATAGATACGAGATTCAACAAGCGGGAAGTAATCAGTTTTGAGTTGGACCAACCTGACAATCGTGTTGCCGTCGTTCCCTGCTTCGACTAAATATCTTTTACCTTTTATCCAAGTGAACCACTGAATGAGCGGATAGTATTTCTGTTCATCGACATCAGTAAACGATGTGTCGAGTCCTCTAGCTTCATCACGCGCTTGTTGGGTAGTCCTGCGTTCTGCGGTTTCTTTCTCGTCGGTGTCGAGCTTATCAAGATTGAAATATCCGTCGTCATTCGTCATCTGCTGTTTGGTGCGGATAATATCGCGGCCAATAAAGCGTGAAGGTCCTCCGCCCAATCGGTTGCCGTTGATGCTAGTCGCTCTTGGGTCAAAGTAAGTTGAAAGCGGGTCCCAAAGGTCGGGAATGGGTGTAAGCGAATCCCTGTCGAAGTGGCTCCAATCCTCTACGGCGATACCAAAGAAACAAGCATCCCAATACTTACCGTAGTTATGTTCGGGCTTGCCCATTTCATCATAGTCGAATTCCCAAAGGGCATTTACTTCTTCGGCTCGGTCAATATCTTCTTCCTCGCGCCACATCCATTCAGCGTCAAGTCTGTCCTTGTAAAGCGAAGCAAGAATGGTTTGATGCGTAGAGAATAGAAGCGTGTCTCCGACTTTCTTCGGGTTCTTACGCTGGTTGATGTAGAGCTTCAAAAACTTGCGCCATGCCTCACGGCGGGAACGCATAAACTTTTCTGAAACCTTGTATTCGTTCCGAACCTGCTTTGAAACGTCCTCCAATTTCAAACCTAAATACTCGATGGATTCGGTTGATTGATTGTTTTGATTTGGCTGGTCTGCCATTGATTATGAAAACTTGACTTTAAGATTGAGGAGTTTTAGGCTGGTGTGTCACACAGCCGAAATGCTGCTACTGGAGATGAATCCGCTGAATAAGGGCTGAAAGAAAAACCCTACTCTAACGGTGCAGCAACAGTTTTAGGACCATAGTCCTACGGATTTGTCGAGGAAGGTCGCTATATGTTTGTCACACCAGCTTTCCAAACAACGTAGTGGACGCTCTCTCAGTCCAAACCAAACTGAAAAAGTCAATCAGTTTTTCGACTATGCGGAAGCCATCATCGAGCGTAGTGGAACGCTTCTGTCAAAGTGTGAGCCTGTAGTGTTGAAGCTGTTCTTGTTTGCTCATTTGTTGATGGACCTCGGCCTCGTCATCTGGCTTTTATTGAATAAATAAACGCTAGTCGTAAATATCGCTGTTGGCTTCTTCCTGCTCCGGCAATGGCTGGTCGTCTTCGTTTGTCATTTGGTCTTCAATTACTGCCGCGTAGCGGTGGACATCAGCGGCATGAGAAGTAAAATCATGTTCGGGTTTCTCTTTGAACATTCCCTTGTTGTCGTCCCATTCCTGCCGATACTGAGCGATGTAGTCTAAAAAGGTCTGACACTTCGTCTCATCTATCCACAGATGCGAGAACATCATTCGTCCCCTGCCTATTCCATCATCAACTGATAGTTTGGGAATGATTGAAAGCTCGATGTTGGGCCAAAGCTCTCTAATGGTCTGAACGCGAGTCTTTCCCGTGTCTATGCTTGCGGCCTCGGCGTCGTGAGGCAAAAACCACTTTCCGTAAACGTAAGGCTTATCCTTCATCGCCTTGATTGCTTGTGGAATTCCATCTTTGTTGGAACCTTCCCAATAGTCAATCATGCGAAGCTCGCCGGCTACGTTCTGATAAAAACCAGTAGCGAAGTTCTGTCCTACTCCCAAGTCTGAAACTGGATGTACTTTCAGCGCGGGGTCGTAAGGAACAAGTTTAATTCGGCCTTGCTTTCGAGCGTGGGATAACTGAGCGGCGTAGTAAGCACCTTTTATTGCGGCTTCAAAAGAACAATACCATTCCTGGTTAAACTCATCTTCGGTCATCAAGCCTTGAGCGACTAAACGCTTGTCGTCTTCAAGGGCTTGGCGAAGATTGTTTATCGTGTCGCCTTCTTCTTCGGCGAGTGAGTCATCTATGGTTTTGAAAACTGCTGTCCAGTCGGGGTCCGTCAGC